GTGTGACAAGGAGTATGCGGAAAGGGACAAGCCCATCGACCAGATCCCATCAGTACAGGACTTGCCAGTAGACTATGACCCACTTACAGGACAGCATTTTGACAAGTTGGACAAGCCAGACCCAATATTGGCTGTGTGGGAGAAGTGGAAGAACGAAGCGTACAAATTCGATTCGGGGTTAGTAAGTGTTCCCAGAAATTCTTTAAGAGAGATGTGGCAAGCAATAAAACAACACGCGGAAGCTCAAAGTGACAATAGTAAACACGCAAAGTGACAAAAGGGGGCGGAATGAGCGATGACAAAACTGAAACGTGGGCGGACTTCGGGAAGACCATTGCATTGGTAATCGGAGCGTTGTTGATTACTGGGTTAATTGTTATGGCAATGGCAATGGCGGTATCGGATAACGTGGATCGCATTGACAAGCAAGATGCGCAGATATTCAGATTGAAGCATGGACTGTAACGCCAATTGACTTAGCCCCGTTTAAAAGATAAAATTATTGTATGAAGAAAAAGACCGCAAAGAAGAAGTCTAACGCCGGGCGTAAGAGACTATTCAGAACCCCAGAAGCACTTCAGTCGAAGGTAGACAAATACTTCAAGGAAAATGAGAAGTTCGCCGTAGGTAAACTAGGGTATTATCTTGGGTTCGCAGATCGCCAATCATTAAAAGATTATATAGATAGGAAAGACGAATTTTCTTGCATTATAAAAAAAGCCAAGTATTTCATAGAGGGTGAGTACGAGCTTTTACTTCAAGAAAACAACGTGACGGGCATAATATTTGCCTTGAAGAATATGGGATGGAAAGATAAACAGGAGATATCTCATACTGTTGGCCGAGAGGACTTATCCCATCTTACCGAAGCGGAGATGCTAGAATACTTCAGATCCAAGACCGCATCGGAAAACTCACAATAATGAAAACATTGTACCCCACAACCTTTGATGCTAACCGGAGACATCGGCTGGCTGTGTTCAAGGCGGCAGAGGGTAACAAGAAGTACCAGGACCACGTTTATGAACAATGTAGACGCGATCTCCTGTATTGGGTGAACACCTTCTGCTGGACAAAAGATCCCCGTGTGACTCCTTCGGTGATGCCCTGGGTGAGCTATGACGCTTACCAGGACGATTATATGCTCAAGATTGAGTCCGCAATCGATAATCAGTACGATGAACTCACGGACAAGAGCCGGGATATGGGCGTATCGTGGATGGTATTGTACGTTTTCTGCCATAAGTTCCTGTTTGAGCCAGGTAGTGATTTTCGCGTGGGTAGCCGTAAAGAGGACTTTGTTGATAAGCTAGGGGATATGGACACCTTGCTTGAGAAAGTGCGGTTTAACCTCAAACAACAGCCTAAATGGTTGCTTCCCGTAGGGTTTGACGTAGAGAAACACGCCGGATGGATGAAGATCCTCAACCCGGAGAGCGGCAATTCGATTATCGGAGAGTCGGCGAACCCATCATTTGGGTCAGGTGGTAGACGTAAAGCTATACTATTGGACGAATTCTCCAAGTGGGATAACCGTGTAGCCGAGAGTGCTTGGACATCTACTGCAGATGTGACCAATTGCAGACTGCCCGTATCTACGCCGTTAGGTTCAGCGAATAAGTTCGCCGTACTTGCCGCCGGGACACAAGAGAAGATCAAAAAGATCTCTTTGCACTGGACTTTGCACCCTAAGAAAGCCGCAGGAGCATATTATCTGGACGGTATAGGCACGAAGATACCCATAAAAGACCTGTCCACGGCCTTCAAGCTATGGAGACAGAGCATAAATGTACGGTCCCCGTGGTATGATGCCGAGGCTGAACGGCGTACACCGTCTGATTTGGCCCAGGAAGTTGATATTAACTATCTCATGTCTGGGTTCCCGTACTTCGACCTGCAAGCGGTATCTAAGCAGAAGGTATGGGGATATCTTGAGAATCATGTACCCGGCACACCCATCCCGGCGGGCAAGCATATTCGGGGTGTGTTACTTGAGATACAAGGCAAGGTGCTATTCCGTGAAACTCCTGACGGTTGGTTGAGGCTTTATGAGAAACCCAATCCAATCATGCAGTATGTGGTATCCGGGGATGTTGCGGAAGGGTTACCGAAGGGGGATGAGAGCTTCGGTATTGTGCGTGACAAGTATCAAGGGAACGTATGGGCTACCTTTCATGGGTTGTATGATACAGACGATTTTGAGGATTATGTTGTTCGTGCGGCCAAGTATTTCAGGCAAGGGATAGGTGCAGTTGAGAACAACAATCACGGTCACGGGGTAAATAAGAATTTACTTAGGCGCGATATTGAGATATATTTTACTAAGAGGACACATGTAGACGGTAAGACAACAATAGTCAAACCGGGTTGGTCAACGGATAAGCTATCACGGCCAACCATGCTCAACAAGCTGGCATTAGAGGTCAGCAAGTTCCAAGTTCAAGTGAGAGATGAGACTATACTGGCACAGATGAAAACCTTTGTGAGAAACGAGAAGACCGGCAAGCCAGAAGCAGACGGCTCTTTTCACGATGATGGGGTTATGGCGATGGCAATAGGATCAGCGGTTATTGAAGAGATGCCATACGAGCCGCCCAAATCAAAAGCAGTCAAGACGCGGGACGATTCAAGGCTCAAGCAGAAAAACGGAGGGTTTGGATTTGGAAAGTAGCATACCGAAGACGGACATATCGCTCGTATCAACAGTCGAACTACTTGCTGAGTTGCAGGAGAGACACCAATGTAGCGTGTTCGCTGGGTTTCATACGTTGAGAGTGGATAGCGAAGGGTTAGCGGATTCATCTATATTGTTCAAGCATCGTGGCGAGGCTATGCGGTGTATGGGGTTATGTGAGGTTGTCAAGCAGTCAATAATGGCCAAGTTTGTTAACGATATAGCATTTGAAAATGAGGGTGAATAGATGCCTACACCAGAACAAAACAAAGACGGACTACCAGAATATGAGATCAAAGAGACTGAACGTACCGAGATAACGGACGATCAGCCTGTTGATATGCCAGCTTACGAGGAGACGCTTGAGCTTAATGATGACCAGAAGAAGCGGTTAAGCAAAGAGATTTTCGTTGAGAAAGACGAGATTGAGAAGGAACGCAAAGAGATAGACCTCACTGATAGGTTTGAGGTATACGAGAATACATACTCCGGCAAGACCTTAAAGACGCAAGACCGACAGTTCAATCTGCACAAGCATCTCACCAAAGTCAAGATAGACACTATAGTTAGGTACATTAAGAAGGCATTTCTTAGGGTAGACCCTATTATCTCGGTATCTCCCCGGCCAGAGTATCTGCGTGAGGGCGGTACAGAGGTATGTGAGCGTCAGCAAGACTATATTGATTACAAGATAGACGAGGGTATTGTCCCTTTTGAGAGTCCTTTCAGCAAGATGGCACACCAGGCTACGATCAAGGATGTGGGGTTTCTCAAGATAACTCATAAGATAAAGACTGCCAAGAGAAGCAGGGAGGAACGGTACAAAGGTAATCCGGTGTATGTCTTCGCTATACAGACGGAAGAGGGCAAGGAACCCATACCGGTAGAGGTCGACCACGTTGATTTAGAGGATTTCAAGGCAAGAACACCCGAAGCCGTACTCGTAGAAGAGTATAATGACGGCCTTGAAGAGTTCATGGTACGGTATCCTGATGCTGTCACTGACCATCCGGGGCTTGTAAAGAAGCTTATGGACGGTAAAGAGATACAGCTTGAGGTCAAATACGAAGAGGTTGTGTACGATGATCCGTTCATGGAGAGCGTGAAACCCGAAAACCTATGGCTCCGCAAGGGTACAGAGGGATATGCTGGTATGAAAGACGCTCGGATGATACTGGAAGTCACGGAGTATAGCTGGTGGGATTTGAAGAAAGAAGAGAGGAAAGGCCGGTTCTTTGATATTGATGAGGTAGCGTACCAGGTCAAGGGTGGCAAAAAGACCGAAAACACATGGGATAACCATAAGAACCGTATCTATAAGGTTTTTGAGGTTGTGTATCATTTCCTTATGGACGAAGAAGAGGAAGACGGCGAAGAGATTAAGATCCGCGTATGGATAGAAGAAGAGAGCAAGAAGGTCATCGGGGTTAAGAGTTACCCTTATTATGGGGTAGATTGCTACTATATCCCATTCTGGATACGCGAAACCGAAGACGGTATGTATAATCATGGGGCTTGTGAGAGCCTTGTGGATACCAATATAGCGTCAAATGCGCTACTAAACTTTGCGCTTGAAGCCGTCTGGCAGAGAAATACCATTACGCCTATTGTACCGGAGAACTCAAGCATAGCGGAACAGTTCAACTCAAGGGTATGGACTCATGGGTTGCCGTTAGAGAAGAAAGTGGGCGAAGAGGTGGACTTTCTACAAAGGTTCATGCCACAGATAGACGTAGGTGGTATGGCTATGATGATGCAGATGCTCCACAGGGACGCTGACGATGTCTCAGGTGTCTCAAGTCTGGCTACTGGAAGGGAATCACCACTTGACCCCGAAGCACCCGCAAAGAAGACCATAGCGCTTCTGAAGCAGTCCGGCATAAACATTGAAGAGTACATTGAGACTATGGTTCCGTCATTCAACATAGCCATCAACGTGTTTTTACAGATAACGTATCAGATAATGAAAGATACCCGCAAGTTCAAGCCCCGTAGGCCGAAAAGTAATCCCGAAGGTGTGGTCGGGGCTGATCCGTTTGAGAAGATATCCCGTATAGAGATGGTAGCGAGGACGAACATACAGAGTCAGGCCATGTCGTTCAATCTGGACGATGCTAATGAGAAAGATGAGGATTTGGCATTATTGACCATACTCCGACAGGAACCGCTTATCGCGGCCAATCCACAAGCCGTGTACGTCCTTCTAAAGAACGTAATCAAGAACTGGAGTCCTAAGTGGCAGAACATAGTAGATGAGCTACTACCTAGCCCAGAAGAGCTACAACAGAGACAATTACAGGTAGCGACACAGGCATTGGCACAGTTTGTTCAAGTATCGGTAGAGGAAGCCAAGTTAACAGGAGTAGCGCCGGAATACGACCTTCAACAGATAGTGCAGATACTCAACCAGGCCCAGGCGGCGATAGCTACACCACCGCCGGAGGAGAAGAAATAGATGGGGAATGAATCGGAAACGAAACTGTCAAGAGAAGAGCTATTCGAGCTTGCCAAAGAACGTGCTGAAATAGCACGACAGGCTCTCTCCGGGTGTCTCAAGGATGAGAAGTATCAGGAGTATCGCAAGAGATACCTGGCCGCTGAGAAGACAATCGTTGACGGTATACTGGAGTATGTCAACCCAAATCCGGTTGATTACGCCTTTGAGATACAGAAGAGGGTAGCCATGTTGGGGCCGATACGACAACTCAAAGCTGATCTGGAGGGTAAAAATGCCAGCGCCAGCTAGACATTTATCGATAGAACAGGCTTCAAACTACATGGAATCCGAGGAAAGAAAGAAGGATTTCAGCGAACAGATAGAGAAAGCGTTGAACGCTCCTATCAATATCGCATCGGAACGGGCGGGAGTGGGTATGCTTATAGAGGGTATTCGGGTACTAAAACGGCAAGACTTGAAGATGATACTGCTTATGAGAGCCGTGTATAACCTATCGATCAGGCAGATAGCCAAGAAAACGGGCATATCGCGTAAACGGGTTGAGGCACTTGAGGACTACGGGATAAAGAGGGTTAAAGACATTCTCTCGTCAAGACGGATAATACCCGTTATACAGTCAAGCGGAAGGAACGTAATTATACCGACATGATAAAAATTAAAGAACATATCATCAATGAAGAGTTGTTGTGCGGGATTGCATACGACAAAAATAAAATGACGATTGATGTAGGGTTTACTGGTAGGGTAGACCTATTGATTATTGAAGGTATCACCCCCGCAGAGTGGGAGAAATTCGTTGAATATATGGTGATGATGGGTATGGATGTCATTATATGATTGAATACAGATGCAAAAAGTGTCATAAGTTGTTATTGGTAAGCAAAGAAGAGTTGAGCGGTATAGAGGTTAAGTGTACGAAATGCAAATACATAAATAAATACTAAGGCCCAAGAGGTCAATAACATAGAAGCTCTCGAAGCTCAGATTGGAGAAATCCGGTCTGGGCTTTTTTAGTTTACAGTCGGGTGCATCCGCTCCCACAGACAAAAACAGGAGGAAGTTATGAATGATGATTTGAGAAACTTAAACACGGAGAAACAGGAGTCGCTTGATGGAAGTGCATCAAGCATCCACGATGAAGCTGGATATATCAATATCAAGTTCCAGTGTGGGTCGATAAAAGAGCATGGCGTAAACGGCACGAGTATCGAAAATGTGCTTGAGTTG